TACATTGAGAAGCACTAATTGATGACCTTTTCATCCAAAAAGAAAAAGTAAATTTAGTGTTTGATGAGTCTGCTGTCTGTGTATGTGTTAAATAACTATTTGCCATAATATTATCCTAGTTAAACTGTCCAGAGTTATTAGCTCCTAAATTAATTGTTATTGTAAATGCTCTATCAGCAGTTTGACCTTGAGCATCTGTAGCTCTTAAAGTAAAACTAAATGTTGTATCTGATGTTGCACCACTCTCTGTACCACTTATCACACCTGTAGATGTATTTAAAGATAAACCACCTGGAAAAGTACCAGAAGTTTTAGAAAAAGATGTAGCATTTGTTGCAGCTACTGTAACTGATATTGTATCGCCACCAGAAAAAGATCCTAGTGATCCAGCAGCAGTTGTCCAACCAGGAGCATCTGATACTGTTAGTACAGCAGATGTTTGTACTGCGTTTCCATCTGGGTTTTCAATATATAATAAATAAGTTCCATCAACAGGTAATGTAAATTTAGCAGCAATACTTGAAGCTGAACTAAATGATACTTCGTCTGCAACTGTCAATGCACCAGTAGATGAATTGATAGCTGTAACCAAAGGTACAGATACAAAATTACCACCTGCTATTGTAACTGTAGTTTGTGTGTTCTCAATTACAGATGGACTTACAGATGAAAATGTTGGTCTTGTTTCACCTTGAATAGTAACAGAGCCACCCAAAGAAACACCAGAGCCATTAATAGTAATAGAAGAATTAGTCAAAGCACTATTTGGTAATGTGCTTGTTGAAGCTCCTGATACTAAATTTGCTAGTGTTCTTGCTTTACTCATAATTAATTACCTTGCTGTACATGGTACATTATTGCTCCCAACGATTGATTGACCAAAAGCCATGTATATCAAACTATAATCGTTAATATCTCCATAAGTACCTCTTAATTTAAAACCATTTGAAAGAAGGTCTACTACATCAGAATAACTATTTTCAGCACTATTACTATTTGCCATTAATCTTTGACCTGTAACATTATACCCATTTCTTTTATTATCCATCATCCACCAATTTCCAGAGTTATCAATATTTTTAATCATAACAAAACTTGGTTTAAATCCTGTGTAAACAAATTGACCTGAAGTTTCTCCATTGCCTTCATAAGTATCAAATTTGCTATAACCAATTTTATCTGTAAAACAATAAGCAATCATTTGATTTCCACTTTGATTAGTAGCTGTGTTTGAGCCAACATAAAAAACAGAAGATGTTGGATCTGTATTATTCCAAACATCAGATGATGTACCTGCTGCGCTGTTATCATTTAATTTTAAATATTTAGTAGCACCAAGAGGTTTATGATAAGTTACCCAGTTTTCTGTTGTACCTAAATTTTTAACAAAAATTACTGTAGGAACTGCACCCAACCCATGACCTATTGTTCCATTAGCACCTGTTCCTGTCCATTTACATATTGAAAATCCTGCTGTTGTATTTACAGATGTGTAAGTAGTATTTATAGAACCATCTGTATTTGATGAACCTTGTCCACCACCTGCTTTCCAGTTCCATGATGCGTATGTATAACCACTTGCATTTGTAAATGAATCTCCACCTGTTAAAGTAACACCATCTGAAGTAAATGCAGAAACTGCTGCATTGTTTTCTTCAGCATTAGTTTGATTTGGTCTTAATAATTTTGAACCACCTCTTACTGCATCATACAACGCATGATTAACTGCATTATTCCTAGACTTCCACCATGTCATGTCTGGTTGAAATCCTACGCCTGTAATAGTTGTTGTAGAATTTGTACCTGAATGAAGTTTAGTATTAAAATAATCTGTAGATTTATTAATTGTTGTGTATGCCATTATAAGTTTAATCCTTTTGTTGATAAAGCAGTATAGCCTGTTGGTGTATCGTACTCAAATATTCCATTACCACTTGCGTTAGTTCCTGCACTAGATACTGCTGTTTGTTGAAAATATCCATTACCAAAATTAGCAGAATGATTTGTAGCATAATTTGTACTAGAAGAACTACAAGCAAAAAACCAAAAACCAGTAGGAGATGTGCCAATGGAAACAGCACCTGTACCTGTAGAGCCACTTGTAGGAACACCAGAGTTTTGCCAAGTACCATTCTTACTAAAATATAATTTATTATTATCTAAATCTAAAGCGATACCTATTATATCTCCATTTGTATAACTATTTCCATAACTGGTAGAACTTGCATTATTATCTACGCTTCCATTCTCACCTTGATAGCCATAAGAATAACTGTCCTGTCCTAAATATCTATTACTTCTATCTTGTTCACTAGGATTACCAGAAATACCAATAAATGATTTATATTTTCCACTACCATCAGTAGCACCACCTGTTAATTTTATTTCACAATAATACTTTCCACTATTCATTCCTAAAGTAGAAGCAGCTCCAAAATATTTAGCTTGTGGAATATCTACTTTATTGTTTCCATAAGAAAAAGAATTACCTTGTCTATTTTGTAAAACATTAAATGTAGCAAAAACATTACTTGGACAATCTTCTGTTTTTGTAAGTGTACCACCACCAACTGTAAAGTTATTACTATTACCAGATTGGTCAGTAACACTATTACCATCTTTTAAAATAAAAAAACCAGTTGTTCCATAAGAAACACTTGGAGAAGTTTTAATTTTCCATTCACCAGTTGTACTGTCTGTTTCTCCAAACTCTGTTGGTGCATAAGAATAACCATCACAGAAATGAACATGAGACATAACACAATCAGTATATTCACTATTATAACCCATTCCTATTTTATGAGCAATTGCTGTATTTATTGCTGTTTCTCTATTTTGTGCTGGTTGAGAATTTGTTCCAAAAGTTTGTTGAACATTATTTACATAAAGTCTAATTCTATCATTTGCTGTTGATTGTGTAGTGTCATGCCTTAAAATTAAATGATACCAAGCATTAGTGTCTCTATAAACAGCATCAGTTTCAACTTGCCAAACTGTGCCACCACTTTCTACATCTGAAACATAAATTTTATCATTATTAAACATTATTCTTTCATAATGACTACTAGATATCCAAGAACCAAAAAAGTTTTGTTGTCCACCTATACCAGTTCTTTTAATCCAAAGACTTAAAGTCCATGTTCTTCTATTACCTGCACTTCCGAATGTTCTTGTTAAATATGTACTAGCCATTAGTTAAATTGTCCTCCACCTGTTGCACCGAAGCTAGAAGTTAAACTAAAAGCTCTTTCTGCTGTTTGACCTTCTTGGTCGGTAATTCTTATAGTAAAATTATAAGTTGTTGGTGTAGTTGAACTACCACCAAAATCACTTGTTGTTACCACACCTGTTGCAGAATTTAAAGTACAATTTGCTTGTGAGGCATTTGTTAATACAGATGTTACTTCTGAAAAAGCAATAGTAGTATCAGATGAACCAGCAATAGTTGTAACTGTACCACTAAAATTACCAGCAATAGTTCCAAGTGAACCTGCTGCTGTAGAAAAACTAGGTGCAGTAGAAGCTGTTATAATATTGTTTGTTGATCTTCCAGCATTACCATCTGGATTTTCTATTCTTACATAATAGTTTCCAGCAGCTAAAGTTACATTAACTGAAAGTGTTGTAGCATTTGTAAATGAAACTGTATTAGAGTTTGTAACTGCACCAGTAGAACCATTAACAAATTGTACTTGTGGTATTGAAACAAAGTTTGTTCCTGTAATACTTATTGTTGTAGCAGTTGCAGGAGCAATAGTTTGAGATACATTTGCTACTGTTGGTGATGTTGGTTGTGGTACATCTGCAAAAGATAAATTACCAGAACCATCTGTTTTTAAAAAATATCCATTAGTAATAGAGCTAGGTAAAGTTAAAGTATAAGATTGAGCTGCTGAATGAGGTGGTGCTTTTATTTTTACTCCATGAGTATTAACATGACAATTTAATTGTATATAACCATCATTAGATGATCCATCACCTTTTGCAGTTAATCCTCCATAAGCTGCTGTAATTGTAGCATCTGTTAAAGTTTTATTTGCCATTGTTGTTGGCAATCTTGCATCATTTAAAGTACCTGATGTAATATTTGATGCAGCTATACTTGCTACATTAAATGTTCCAAAACCAACTATATCAATAATGTCGGCTTGTGTTGCACCAGTTGCTAATACTACTGATGTACCTGAAGTTACAGTTACATCTGTACCATTAACTAATTTAACACCATTTAAATATACATCTATAAATCCTGCATCATAAGCAAGTGTATTTCCATTATCATCTGATCCTGTAAATGTAGTTTGATTAGCAGAAGCTGTGTATTTAAATCTTGCAGATGTTCCATTAACTGTAGAACCTGCTGCTGCCCAACCAGATGATTTATAAACTTTTAATTCATTAGCAGTAGTGTCAAAATATAAATCACCTACATCCAAAGAAGTACTTGGTGCTGATGATGCTACTCTATATCTTTCACCAAAACTATTAACACCAGTAATATTTGCTGCTGTTGTATTAACATTTGATATTGAACCAGCTACAGTATTAACATTAGAAATTGAACCACCTACATTAGTAACATTAGTGTTGTTAGATGCTACTGTGTTAATGTTAGTTAAATTACCAGCAACAGTATTTACATTTGCTATTGATCCACCAACATTTGTTACATTAGTATTATTGGATGCAACTGTATTTATATTTGTAGAGTTTCCAGCTACAGCAGTAATATTAGAATCATTGTTTGCAACTGTTGTAATGTTAGAACTGATTGCAGCTACTGTTGAAACTTCTGTAGCTTTAGGAGTTAATCTATGAAAAGTGTAAGTATTTAATGTTGTAGTTGTTTCTACAAGTACACCAAATCCTGCTGTTAAAACTGTAGAACCACATCCAGTTATTGTTACTGTAGAACCACCTACAGTTCCACTTGATATACTAACAGTTCCTCCAGAAGGTGTTCTTGTAGATGAAATTTCTTTTATAGAAACGATTGTACCTGCACCATCATTTACATCTGGGTTTGTATTTGGAAAACTTGTTTCATTTGCTATTGGAAAAAAACCACCTACATCATCTACTAAATCTATAACTCTTGCATCTATAGCTGCTGTTGTTGCAATAAAATTATCTGAAGCTGACCAAGATTGACCAGAGTTAATTAATTCAGATGTATCTTTATTTAAAAATCTAGTGTCAGATGCTGATGTTGTATAAAAAGTATTATTGTCTGGTGTATGAGATGCTTGTTCTGAACTTGTAACTATAGCTGCATCTGCAATCTTACCAATCGTTACAGCATCATCTGCTATCTTTGCAGTAGTTACATTAGTATCAGCTATCTTTGCTGTTGTAATTTGTGAGTCTGCAATATGTGCAGTATCAATACTACCATCTACATAATGTTCTGAATCTATACTATCATCTGCAATTTTACTTCCATTAACTGCATCACCAGCAATTTTTGCAGTAGTAACATTACTGTCTGCTATTTTAGCAGTTGTAACATTTGCATCTGTAATTTTTGCAGTAGTTATTGCATTGTCTGCTATTTTAGTTGTAGTAACTGCATTAGCATTTATTTTTGCTTCAGTAACTGCATTAGCATTTACTTGTGATGCCTGAACTGCATTGTCTGCAATCTTTGCATTAGTAACTGCATCATCTGCAATTTTAACTGTAGTAACAGAACCATCTGCTAATGTTATAGTTGTAACAATTCCAGTTGGAATTGCGTTATTTGTTTTAGATAATATACCAATATAAACTCTTGAAATAGAACCTGATGTAAGAGTTCCAGAATCAAAAGTAACATTGATTGTTGTGTTTGAAGAAAATGAAGATGAAGCTATTGTTCCAAATAAAGTATTAGCTGAATCTATAATTTTAATTCTTCTACCTGCATGATAGATTGCACTTACATCTACACCATTAATTGTAAAAGAAGTTGCTGATGCGTAAGCTGCTGTGTAAGCACCATCACCATCACCATATTCTACCCATTGTGCATCATTGAACCACTCTCTAGTATTCTTCATCAATGCTCTGATTGCATTGTTTAGATTAGAGGGTAGCATTCCTTCTGCAACAGAAATACCATTTAATGATGTGTTACTAGCTTGTGTTGTTGAATAATCTTTTATACCTGCCACTTTATTCTCCTATGAACCAAGCAAATGCTTTATTGTTTTCTTGATTCTTTTCGTTAATCAATGCGTTGATAGCTTCTTCAATTTGTCTTTGAAAGAACTCTTGAGTTTCAAAACTGTATCTCACATTATCTATATCACTTTTATCTGTCATCTCAAGCCTGATCTTGATGCAACAATATCTATTCCTTGTGCATCTTTCCAAGCTCCTCCACTTGGTATTTTTACATTAAATTTTACATATCTTCCAGATTGTCTTACTGGATTAATACCTGTTGTATTCATACTTGAAACAGATGATTCTGTACTACTATCTGCTAGTTTATCTCTAGTTTTTATAGTTACAGTAGCTTCAGCATCTACAATAGGTCTTACACCTATTATATTTGATCTTGTTCCTGGAAACAACTCAATTTCTGAAGTTTCTATTTCTCCAACATTTGCAGTACCAGAAAAAATAGCTGCTTTAAAATCACTATCTATTGCACCTAATAGTAATTGTCCTCCAGACCAAAAGTCAGTATCTAAAGCAATATTAATTTGATCCAAGTTTTGAGATATAATATCCATTAACTCTACTGTATATGCACCAACAAATTGTGAAAATATTGTACTAGCATTAGCTTCAGCAGTTGACCATTTTTGTGTAGCATAATTATAAATTAATATTTTATCACAAATACCTGTAGTGTTAGATGTATTAGAAGCTGAAGGATATAACCACATAGCAAGTTGATTAAATGGATCAACAGCAGCACATATTCTATCAGCAAATGCTTTGTTTAAATCTACATCAAAAAATCTATTTACTTTTTCTGCACCTATTGAAATTACTTGATCGCCATTGATTTCAAAGAAACCATCATCTGCATAGAAGAATACTCTACGATTATCTTGACAAACTGTTCTACCATATACTGCACCTCTGTTTGGTGAGATTACTGATAATCTAAATACTGTTGCACCACCCACATAGTCCATACGAACTATTTGATTTTGTCTAAACACATAACCAATCTCTCCTGATGTTATATGTGTAATCTGTCCACCTGAACCTGGTAGGTCTTGCAAGTCTGATTGTTTAGTTCCAGGCGACCATGTTGCAATATCATTTATACCAGACCATTGTATTCTATTAGATGCGTTACTATGATTTCCTGTAACTAAAAAATCTCTAATAACTCCTGATACTCTAAAGTTTGGTAAAGTACCACTTGTTACAATAGTAGATAAATTTGCAAAATTAGTTGATGTACCCATTAAAAAAAATTGTGGAGCATCTACACCATTTGTTGCAATTACATAATTACCAAATTGTGTAAAAGTCCAAAAGTCATCATTAGTACCTGTAAGACTTCCTTTTCTTGAAGTAAAAGTACCACCAGCTAATTGATATATATTTGTGTTTGTAGAAACAAAATTAAAAACTGTATTTGAATTATCTCTAAATGAACCTGCACCTCTACTATC